GGCCTCGCCGCGCTTGTTCTGTCTCTTCGTACCGGACTTGACAATCGCAGATTGGAAAGCAGGGTTGTTGAAACGGGCGCATCTGAGAAGCAACGGTCCACCGGCTTGGTCAAGTGCAGGGTTGGGTACAAGTTCTCCGGTGACGTAGTCAACCCAGACACCGTCCACTGTTTTCCTTGGATCACATTCAAAGTCACTAAGTTTCATGAGACAGCTCCTCGGTGATTGCGAAAAAACCCTCTCGCCCCGGTCTGGCAGAACGAGAGGGCGCGTGAAAAAGAAGGCTCAGGCAAATCTGGCAATTCGCATGGTGATGCCCTCAACACCATGGCGATAAGCAGTCCAGTTCATGTTAGCGATGATGTCAGTGTTGACACCGCCGGCAACTCGTTCTCCGGTTGTGTACTTGATTCTCGGCATCTCAAAGACATAAGCCTGCCCATCATCGTCCTCGATGACCGCAGCCAAAGATCTGTCGGTGTTGTCCAAGTAAGCCTGCATGATGTCAGACGTAGCGAAGTACATCTGAGCCGTGCCCGTGAGCCCGAATTTTCCAAGTCCAAGCGACTCGGGGGTTAGCAATCCAAGAATTGCTCGTTGTCGAATGTTGTTGGAGATGTCCAGAGTAAGCTGATTCGCCGAGATGACTTCGCCGTTCTCAACGACCTGGATGACATCCTCAGAACCAGTCATGACTCCATTCACGTTGCCAGCATCGTTGCTACCGTCACCAACAGTAGCTGTATTATCTGACTCGCCAGTGCCGACAAATCCAAAGTTTCCAGTTACGATGGCACGAGCTTGAATCTGAAGATTTGCTGTATCGACGGTCATACCCGTATAGACAGCAAAAGTATTGCTCAGATCCGTGTACTCTCGTTCGATGCTCCACGATCGGTCGGTTCCACCATTGACAATCTGAGCGCCCATAGTAATGGTGATTGTGTCGCCAGCGGTAGCTGTAGTACCGTCACCATTGCCCGAAACCACAATGGCAGAAGGTGAGGCTGTGACGATCTTAGCATAGCCGTTCATCACCGCATCGACACCGGTGAAACCTTCAATCTTCACCCACTGCTTTGCCAATAGGCTACCAAAGCCAGATCCAGAATCTGACAGGGTGTAAGAATCAGTTCCGGCCGTGCTGCTGATGGTTGAGATTGGTCCGACAGTTACTACAGTCGACCAAGCCGCTGAAGCATCCGCTCCAGTCGCAGCCAGGGCACCCACAAGGAAATCATCGTAAGTGCCGTAAGTAAGTTCATGGTTGACACTACCCAAAGCCCGAACAGCAGTTCTAGGGACGTCAGCGGTCTGGCGATCATCCCGAATCTCAGCAGACTCTTGTGAGTCCTGCTCTTCGTGAAAATTCTCGCTGACGAACCGAAGATCCTGGAGAGTGGGCGGACCACTGGGTGTCACGCCAAACGTCGACTCTTCGACGTAAGCTAGTGAAACGCGGTCAGCAATGGCCGTCATTTCAAATACTCCTACTGAATCTCATCGGCAAAGAAGGGGCAGACCACGTTGACCCGCCACCACTTCTGTCCCTGCTGACCGATAGATCGGACAGTAGGGACCCGCCAATGAACCCCATCAGCGGTAGTATTTCGAAAGACGGCGGCGATAACATCGGCTCTCCTGAGGATGTCACGGTCACCAGACTCAATGGGGACAAATAGTGAGGCAGTAGCCTCACCGAAATGTCTGTAGGTTCTACTCTGCCCGAATTGAACCAGCTGGCTATTTCCAATCTCGATGTGCCATTGAACCCACTTTGAGTTGTCTGGGGGTTCGAATGGAGCATTGTCATACTGTACGACCCACCCGTCCGCAGCGATGAGGTTATACCTCGTTCGAGCGGCATTGTGGATCGTCTCTGCAGCTTGTAGGGGTGTGACTGGCATTTATGGCAACAGCACTTCAACCTCAGCCACAGACCCAGCAATCATATTGCCGGGCGGTGACTGTGGACTGTGCCCCTCTTCAAGTGGGATGATGTATGGTACGTTGTTCATGATGTAGGTTACAGCAAACGGGGGCAAGGCTGATATGGCCTGTAGACCAGCCACCACAGTGGCAGTGCCCGCAACATCAAGCCCTAAGACCTGATCCGACGGGATCTCATTGACTGATGACTGCCAGTTGGCTCGTGCTCTACCCTGATCCACAGGTGTACGAAGTACAATTCTGTTCAGAACTTCGAAGTGGATCTTCTTGTGAAACTTCACAAGGTCATCCGCATAGAGCTTAGCCTCAGCGACAGCCAACTCAGCCCGAAATTTCTTAGTGTCAACGGGCATGGTTACTTTCTCAGCTGGCAAGTGTAGGCAGCAATCTGCTCACCTGACCAAATCGTATCGGTATCGACCACAGTCCACTCTTCCGAGTCGACAAAGATTTCCCATCCAACCTTCGGCTCCGTAAACGGAAGACCGCTCTTAGCCATCAGAATCCAAGAATCACTTGGACGAATCACCTGTCCGTCCACAAGTTTGTAGTCATACGGCCACGGCGGTGAAGCCTTTATGACGTGGTCTGTAGGAGTGCCTGGAGTGGTTAGACCAGTGTCTGGGTCATACGAGTCAGATCCAGGATCCCGAACAGTCAAGTCCTTGCCGTACTTATCAAGGATCTCTTCGACCTTTGGGACAATCTTGTCATCGAGAACTGTCATGCTCGCTCCACCCTGGCAAACAGACTGCCATCAATGATCGGGTCAAGCAGTCGATCCACCACGTCATAGAACTTTGGTCCGACGGATGCACTTCCCGCAAATGAGGTTTCGACTTCAATCGGCCCAACCTTCACCCGCTCCTTCGAAAGATCACCAACAGGTGACGACCTGTCTGGCAACAGCGTCTCGCCGTTACCTGATCTGAAAGCAATCTCCGCATGAGCTTGAAGCAGTGCCGTGGGGAGCACATCATTGTCAACCGCGTACCCGTCACTGTCGTAGACATCGGACCGTGGCCAATCCAACGCTTGCACTTCATTCGTTCTGTAGCCTCGCCACACAGAGCCATAAACCGCATCCAAGTACTGAGTCGCCAATCTACAAGCAAGCTCCTGCTCAGCTGTGGTCAAGGCAGCCCAGATAGCCTCATTCGCTGCGGTCATGTATGAGCCAATGTAGGTTCCGGCGTCGGCTACACTCTGATAGGAGTCAGCGTTGCTAAGACCAGTTCCGTCTTCTACGACAATGGCCATTTACGTACCCTCACTCTCTCCGCGACTTTCTCTCATGTCCTCGATGGCCTGCAGTGCATCCGCATGGGGCTCCCACTCGGACAAAGCAGCGACGAGCTGGGACTTTCTCAGTCCCTCAGCACCGGCAATGCCCGCATGACCAGCAAAGATGCGAAGCTCATCAACGGTGTGAGTCTTGAAGTTGTAGAGTGTCTTGGCAACCTCTTCATCTACACTGATCTCAGTCTCAGTGTTACTCTCACTCACTCCGGTGAGAGCGATGATTTCCCATCCGTCGTCTCGGTACTGCTTAGCTTGCTCGGGACAAAGATCAACCTGCTCATCACCCTTGACGGCTTTGACGATGGGGCCTCTGAGACTAGCGGCATTTCCCGATACCAACTCCTTTGCATCGACGGGGTATCTCCGAGTCCACTTACCCTCGTCAATCAAATAGACCTGGACCATACCATCTGACCCGATGGTGGCCCGATCAATTCTTGGCTCTTTGGCCATCGCTTACTCTCCTTCGAAAACTCGGTAAAATGGGGGGCCCCCTCCGTGGAGAAGGCTCACCCCACCACCGAGGAGGTGTCAAGCCATCTGCTGCATACGGGCATGGCAGGTGATTGACGGACTTGTGCCGCCAATGACAAAGGCAACCCGAACATACCGATAGAAAACGTCGTTCTTCTCGTTGGTGAACGGCACCACGTACCGGCCAGTTTCCATATCGATGTCGCAATTGCCGAGCATGGTGTCTTCATCACCAAGCTGGAGCACAGCAAGCTGGACAATGCCGGAAGCAAAGTCCGAGGCGTTGCTACCCTCGAGAATCATAGTGTAGAGCTCATCACCAGTAGTCTGGTCGATAGCCGAAACGTCAACGACAAACTCGCCGTGCGTTTCCATACCATCGCCAGCTGTACCAGACGAAGCTCCTTGCTTCAGATCGACAATCTGGGCAGCTGCATCAACCTGACCCAGGCCAGTAGCTGTGACTGCCGAAGCGCCGTCGTGAAGTTCGAGTAGTGCATCGAAAGTCCGATGCTGGGTTCGTTGAGATGCCATGAAACTGACTCCTTAGTCGGAAAAGAAAAGTTGGTGGTGAGGTTTGCTGTGGAGTCGAATCAGACCACGACAGCCGCGTCAGTGACACCCCACAGGCGGGCGATTGACCGCGGGTGAAAGATGCTGATGCCGTTGTACCACTCGACTCTGGTGCGAAGCACCGGCTTCGTGTCCAGCTCACCAAGATCAGTCACATCGGTGGCACCGTTCTGGATACCAACGCACTTTTCCTCACCAAGGCCAAGGATGTAAATCGAAGTGCTGGTGGAACCGCCACCGGGTCCGACTTCGTCGAAAGCCAGGGTGGGAAAGGCGTGACCGTTGGGATCAGCGATCAGAATGGGCAGGTCGTTGTAAACGGTAACCCGACGACCGAACTCATCTTGTACGTAGTTGATGTGGCCGCCAACTGACGTATCACGAGAAGCCGACGTGAGACGTCGGCGCATCGCCTTGGACATCAGCAGGTAGTTGGGTTCATCAACTGCATCAATGGCTTCATCAAGC